TATTTTATTCAAAATTCATCTACACAATAATAACTTATATATAAATATTATATTTTATTAAACTAATAATGAAATTGAAAATAGTAATACTATTTTTATTAATAATGTCAACATATAGTTTTAAACAAACTAATATGCTTTTAATGAAAATGAGTAAAAATACCAAACCCATTCATATTAAAAAAATTAGTAGCTATGTTAAAATAACAAGACCAGAAGGATTGCCTTATGAATTTGCATTACCTTTATTTGGAAGTTATTTGGCGACAAAAAGCATAGAAACACTATTGAATCCTTATGTTATATTGATGGGGGGTAATTAGTGCAATTATAGCAAGTAACTCTATGGTAATAAATGATTATTATGATTATAAATTAGGGACAGACAAAGATAAAAGTTTAAAAGTATTAAATAAAAAGGATTTGACAACAGAAGAAGTATTATATTTTTCAACATATTTAGGACTATTAAGCTACTATTTATCATCATTAATTGATAACAATTTCATTAGACATATAATTTCAAACACTATAATAGTGACATATTTATACACGCCAATTTTCAAGAATATACCATTATTAAAGAATGTCATAGTATCTCTGATAATAACACAATCACCTTTAACAGGAGCATTAATTGTAAATGGTGATATTAAAAGTGTAATTCCTGCTATGACTTATCTTTTTAATTTTATAATGTGGCAAGAATTGATGTTAGATATTATAGATTTAGATGGAGATAAAAAAAATAATATTAAAACATTACCTGTATTATATGGGTATAAAAATACAAATATAATTGGACTAGGGTTTTTAATATTAGGTTCTATAATACCATATGGATTATCCATAAAATTCATATTATTACAATTGCCTTTGATAATAATTAATATTTATGCGATTAAAACAAATAAAATTTTGAAAAAAATATCATTGAATATATCTAAAATAATTATGTTAATATCAAGTATTTATATGTGTTGTATATAAAGTAAATAATATTTTCATATGCTTTAAAAAATATAAAATACCATTGGATAGAGGACATATAAACAATATTTATTTATAAAAAATATCACTTAAATAAATAAAAAGTATATAGAATATTACTATTGATACTACCATTGAAGAATACATAGATAAACAATCATATATATCTTCTTTTTATATATCTAAATGATGTGTTATAATCAAAATGTTAATTATAAAAAAGTTGAATATAAATATATAGAATTGTAATACTATATAAGTGTTAAAATACTTAATAATAATAAAAAATGGAAGAAGATTATAAATACAAAATAATTATAAAAAAACTGGATAATGATGTAGCAAATAATATTTTTTGCAAGGTTAAAGATATAGTAACGCCAAATAAAAGATGGTTAGTTAATAATCTTAAAATGTTTATTTACGAACATTTGAAATTACCAATCTATGAAAAAAAAGATATTGAATTAATAATATATGAGTATGGTATACGAAATGCATTACAATATTATGTTTTAAATAAATATAAATATAATGAAATAATGGAATTAATAGAAAGTGAAGAAAAAAAATTAATTTACGGGATTGCAGTGGAAATAATATTTGAATACTTTGAATTCAGAATTATTACGAATTAAACAATTATTGTTTCCATTTTTTATCACAAATTAAACAATTCATAAACAAAGTAGATGCTTCATCACCAGAACGTGTTTGTAATTCATAATAACTAACTTTCTTACTTTTACATCTGGAACATGTAATCAAATCAGACATAGCAACAAGTTTAATTTCATAAGCAGCTTTAAATCTGCGCTTATTTTTCTCTATAATTTCATTCCATCTTTCAGGAAATATATTATGACATTGCATGTATGGCAACATATGTGGATTAAACTCTTTATTTTTAATCATACGTTTATGTAAATTTTTATTACCAATATAGCTATCTTTTTTAATATTAGAATAAATACTTCTAGAAATATTGATATAAGTTTCAATTAATATTTGACTTTTCCAGGATAATTGTATTCCATAATTATTTGCATAATCAATAGTTGCATTAAAAACTCCTATTTCCAAATCTTTTGCGATTAATTCAGGTATTTTCGCTTTTTTAATTAATAAATCCGTAAAATCAATTCTTACTTTATGTTTATTAGTTTCGTTATCATCAATGTTATCATTAACAATGTTACTTATTTCAGTATATTTTTTAATTTCTTCTTCTAAATCATATACTTTATAGTTTTCAGAAGTCATAATATAACCTTATAATTAATAAAAATACCTATCATTTTTTTATATATTAAATAAAAAATGATATAATAATTATTAAGATAATTAACAATAATGAGTAATATAAAATTAACTGAATTGGTTGAAGATGATATAAATATTGTGGAATTTTATTTTATTAAAAAGATACTTAATAATAATGCGATTGATGTCACTATGCCAGATGATATAGAAAATAAAATAAATAAAATTTATAAAAAGACAAAAGAAGAAAAATATAAAATATATTATATGCGGGATAAAATGTATACATATGAATTATCAAATGATAATCAATATGTTACATCAAAAACAAAGAAAAAGGATAAATACTATAAAACGAAAAATAATAATATATATATACTCAGTTCTAGAATAGACAAATACCCACAATATATATTCCCATGTACAAATGAAATTGATAATATTTCTGAAATTACAATAAAAGAATATAAGATATCAAATAGAGTATCATTGATAGTTAAAAATGAAAAAAATGATGATTTCACTGTATTAATTGAATATAAACATTCTCCAAATGTTGAATTGGATAAAATTACGGAAATAGTAAATAAAATAATTAAAAATATTGAAGTAATCTTAAATAATGAATAATAATTAAAAATATTGAAGTAATCTTAAATAATGAGGATATATAAGAATATAATGTTTATCATATTTGAACTTAATAAACATATCACCAGTATAATCATAATTCTTTTTCCTTTTTTTGTTTGAAAAACATTTAAATCAAGAATTATAACATGTGACATTGTAATTTCAATTATAAAAATATAAATTTTACCAAATATTAAATCGTTAAAATAATAAAATCCTGTATGAAAATAGTTCATTCTATAATATAATTTTTACAATCAGTATTTAAGATATCCCATGATTTTTTCATTTTTTATGAAAAATTCCTTATTCTTTCTATAAGATTTAAAAATTGATAGGATACTATATATATTCATTAAGTATATAGAATATAATAAATGACTACCATGATTGATTACAAAGATTTTATTGATTTTGCGACTAAAATGAATAATACGAGTGATATCGGAGAAGAAAACTTAGATGCGATTAAGACACTTTACGAATGTTATTCAAAATATATGGTAATTAAAAAGTATTCAAATGAATATATCAAAGATATGAGAATGAATTCAGTAATTAACAATTATGAATATTATAAGTCTCAAAAATTTGATAAGGAAGATATTATTAAATATTATAAAACTAATATTGTAGATAAATTTGATAAAAAACTTGATCCACCCAAGTGTTTATTTAACGAGGCAGCAAGAGAAAAAAAACTTATGGAAGAAAAAGAACAATTTGAAATTGATACAGATGATATCAAACATCATTATGATGAAATTAATATGAAATATAAATATTATAATGAATTATCATATAAAAATAATAAAGTCGAAAGTGACGATGAGCAAGAATTAGATGAATATAATGAAGGATATGAATATTATTTGTCATCAGATAGCGATGATAGCTATGACGGTTATTATTGTAGTGATAATGAAACCGATTATATGTCAGATGAGTAACATTATACGGCTTTAACATTAACAGTATATCTATATGTTATTTCATTGCCCATAATTGTAATAACTTTGGGTTTTGCTAATTTAACGCGCTTAGCAGTATATTTATGTTTTTTTTTGACTTCACCTTTTGTAGTTTCTCTAAGTTCAAAAGTAATTTGCGTTTTAGATTTTGCGGCTTTTTTGAATAATTGTGACGCGGCTTTTTTAGCAGCAGAATTTGGAGTTTTAGAAGTATATCTTCCTCCGGATTTTTGTATATTAGACGATTCGACTGTAAATGTTCTTTTTTCTCCCATTATTTATCTATTATATTATTATAAAATTTTTTTACATATGGATTTATTTTAAATGATGTTTTTTCTACATTTATTATTTTTATTGATTTTAAACTTTTTGCTCGTGATAAAGCAGTATATGTTTGTCCATATGCAAATATATTAGCACCCAAATCTAACTCAACCGCATCAATTGTCATTCCTTGTGATTTATGTATAGATAATGCATAACAAGTACGTATAGGCATATGCAATATATATGTTGCTTTTTTTTTATTTATGATATCCTTATAGTAATTAATCGCATGCGTATTATTATTAACATCTTGGATTATAACATATTCGCTACCCAAATATTTAATAACCCCTCGTGTTCCATTTACAAGTCCATTACTAATATCAATATTCCGCGTAATAATAACTTGTGCTTTTTCTGTTAATTCCACATTATATTTTGAAGCAGTTTTTTCATATCCATAACTACATGTTGTTTTATACATAACTGATAAATTTCCCTTATCTTTTAATTTTTGTATTTCTATATTATTAATTTTGTCTACATCTTCATTGATGGGATATAATTTTGTTGGAATAATGTTTTCAGAAAATTGCGTTGTCTTTAACCGTTCCAATACAGTTATAATATTATCCGTACACTTACCTTTTCTAACAATACTTAGAATTTTTTGAAATAAAATATCACCACTTTGTCTGACTAATTCATCTAATATTATAATATCCATATCTAATTTATCCCATAATTTAGATAAGAAACAATAAAGCCCTTTTACAGGAGCTAACTGGCAAAAATCTCCCACAAATATCATTTGAATACCACCGAAAGGTACATCAGCTAATTTTTTATCAACATTTGATTTAATATCTGAAAGAACATTAGATATTTTATCAAATAAAGCATCATCTAACATTGAAATTTCATCTATAATTAAAACATCTAATTTCAATATTCTATTATATATTGATTTGTTAGATATAATGTTTTTAATAATGTCTGATATTTTACCACTTCCCAACCCAATACCTAAAAACGAATTAATGGTCTGACCTCCTATTAAAACAGCAGCAGTTCCAGTTGTAGCAGTTAGACCATAATTTTTGTCTTTTAATAATTCAATAATATATTTTATAGTGAAAGATTTACCTGTACCACCGGGTCCTGTTAAAAATATATTTTTACCATTTAATACAGCTTCAACAGCTTGTTGTTGCCTTGTATTCAATGAATCCATTTAAATAATAATAAAAATAATTAATATCAATTTTTGTCATTTACAAACTTTCAATATATTTTTTTATTGCAATGTTTTTTTTACTATAACAAGAAATAAATATATTATTTGTATTTTGAATTTTTTTAACAACAGCATTATGATAAAAATCGCTATTTGTTGGAGAATATGTATAAAACCATTTAATTAAAGTTAGTTTATCAATTATATTTGACAATTTGAAATTATATTCTCTACACATATATAATATAGATCTTGATATAAAACCTCTTGAATTAGAATTGGGTACAAATAATTTACGTTTATGATTTACATAATTATTATATTCTAATGATTTCCAATTTCTATCATTTAAATCATAATGATCACAATATTTATAATTAGATCTATTTACATTTAATGTATTTAAAGTTTTTATAATATTATGCATATCCTTACTTTGACATTCATTCAATAATGATTGTGGATATATATGTTCTGCTGTTAAAAATTTATTTTTTTCAATATTTTTAATATTATAATTAATTCCAGTATATATAATTGGCATTTGTGTATCTATTATTATTGTTTTTCTTACCGTAAAAGCATCTGGAACTATAATTGAATTAGTAAAACTTTTTGAAAAATTAATATTTAATATAAGTATAACAAAAATAAATTTTTTTAACATATTAATAAAAGTATTCATTATTATTTTATATGATTATCAATTTTATTAGCTATATTAGGGTATAGAGTTTTGAAGAACATATACATATTATCATGAACATTTAAATTTTTATTTGGAGTAAATTGATTTATAACATTTTTTGATTCGAAATCTCCATGTATCCAATAATGTATCATTATTGGATACATTGGATATATTCCTTTTTTAAGCATTTTCCAATCATCATTTGTAAATTTCATATTATCAAGTTTTAAATCATTGATTGGATATATTAATTCTCTATCATCAATAATATGTATATATTTATCCTTGTCTTGAAAGTTTTTCATTGATTGTTTAATATAATTTCCACCAAATATATCAAATTTATTAAATATAGTTACTCCATGTTGTAAAACATAATCTGATATTCCTCTTACTAGTTTTAGTATAAATTTATTGTTTTTATTAGACGCAAAGAATGCATTGCATAAATATTTATCATCATTATATAATGCATTTGTTTGACCACTTGGTTCATAAGAGATATAAAATTTGTCCTCATCTAAATCAATTAAATCAGCAAAATCTTTCATTATTAGAACATCTAAATCAATATATATACCACCAAAATGGTTTATTAAAAGTAGTCTACTTATATCACCGCGTTGTACACCGGTTTTAGCGAAAGAATAAATATTAAAGTAATCAGGATAATTAATATTAATAAAATTAATAATATCTTTATCTGACCAAAATTTGAATATATATCCTTTATTTTTTAAAAACTTAACATTTTCTTCATATAATAGGTTTAAAACAGGAGGTAATGTTTCAGATTTCCAAGTTTGATGTATTATTTTAGGTATCATTATTAATAACGATAATATATATTGTTTATATAAAATCAATATGTTATCTCGTTAAGTAATTTATCAGTAAAAAAATCTAAGAGTAAAATCAAATTAATAATTTTGATATTACAAATATCAAGATTGGGAACATATATAGTAGTAACATTAAAATGACCAATAATATTTAATACCCATACAAATTTAAAGCATATAGAATAAATATACATGTTGGTATTGGCGCCTTTTTCATTGTAATTAACTAAACTGTTCTTATAAAAATATACTGGTAAAATATGTAAAATAATATTACAAATAAAATATTCAAAAGAAAGTAAAAATCTTTTTGAAACTCTATTGAATGGGATTAACTTACTAATGAAAGGTTCAACACCTTGTAATTCTTCAAATAATATTCTTTTATCATATAATATAAAACAATGAAAATAACATAAAATATGAAATGAATTTAAAGCGATAAATTTATCAATAATCAAATTATTATATCCTAAAAATTTTGTATTTATATAATTAAATAGTATCATTATAAGATTCCATGTCGTATATTGATTTAATTTCCTTTTAATATGAACATTATCAATAAATATATCTGCTAAATTTTTAATTACGGGCATAAGTATTAAAATACATAATAAAAAATATTCAAATTCATTAAAACTCTTACTAACAAGTATAAAATTATTCATTAAAATATAATTAATAGTTTAGATAAATATAATCTTATATATTTAATCTAATGGAGAAGAAGTAATATCCATTCCACAATATTCGACGCTTTTCTTTTCAAAATCTTGTTTAACATATATTCCAATATTTATAGATTCTTCCAATATCCATCTAAAATTATTCCAAAATTCTTCGGTATGTCCAATACTAACAGAAGCTAAATGGCTCATTTCATGTAATACAACGAACATCATGGTGTTAATATCAACCAATGTATCATTATTACGTAAACATAAAACAATTTGTTCTCCTTTATTTATAGAATAACTAGTATATCCAGGTGTATCAACACCTTCCTTTAATCTATCAGGTCTAAAATTATTTTTAAGATTAGCAACTCTATCATCACTAATACCAAAAGTTTTTTCCATATGTTCAATTAAAGTAATAATACGTTGTTTAATTTTAGCTATCAAATCGGCAGCTTCTTTTGAATCTTCTTTAATTTGCACTGTATATTTTTCATTATCTACACCGCTTGTTATTTTAACTAAATCCTTTTCATTATACATATTTATTATATAATAACCGCCAATAATTATGGAAAATAGTATAACTAAACCTTCTGGTCCCACTTCCATTCTCTATTTATTATAATAAATTAAAAATTGATTTATTGTATTTAAAAAAGAAAAGTATACTGTTAATTATAATGGATTTTCCCCGCAAAACACATGAACCTCTAATTCCAGAAAAAAATATTGTAGAATTTCAAATTACTGATATATATGTTCCAGAAAATGACAAAAATAAAGATAGAGATTATGATGAACTTTATTCTTTATTAATCTATGGTACTTGTGAAAATGGCGCAACTGTATGTGTTGATGTTCAAAAATTTATACCATTCTTTTATATTAAACCACCTGAATCATGGGAAGTTCTAAGTGATTTAGCATTTGAAAGTAAAGTTGCTAATTTTAAGGAATATATGATATCCCAAAAATATATGGCACAATATATGAATAGAGAATATGAAAGGAAAATAATTCCAAAAAATATGGAATCTCATTTCAAAGATTTAACAATTGTTAGAAAAAAAGATTTTTGGGGTTTTACTAATAATAAAATCTTTCGTTTTATGAAAGTTTCTTCTAAATCATTGAAATTATATAATACTTTAAAATATTATTTTAAGTCTTTGGAAAAAAAAGGTTATATAGCTTATGAGAATAATATTGACCCTTTTCTAAAATATCTTCATATTCAAGATATAAAACCATGTAGTTGGGTTCGCATTGAAAAATACGATATCAATGATGATATTAGTAGATGTGATTATAACATCGTTTCTAATTGCAAAAATATAATTCCTATTGAAAAAAATAAAATCGCACCAATTCTTGTTACATCATTTGATATTGAATGTACAAGTAGTCATGGTGATTTTCCAGTAGCTAAGAAAACTTATAGTAAAGTCGCCCAAGATTTAGCATTGGTAGCTAAGGCAGGATATGACTGTGATAAAGATTTTATTATCAATTGGATTCAAAATATATATATGGATGATATTTTAATTGATGAGGCAACAGATTTGAAAATCAATAGAGTATATGCAAAGCAAAAAATTACCAATGAATATATTCAAAATATTCCAATGCTATTAAAAAAAGTAATTAGCGAAATTGTGAGTATTCTAAAAAAGATAGCTTCTTCTGTTAATGATGATGATAACGATGTAACAGACAATGATATGACAGTTGCGGAAATTAATGCAGAAGAAATGAAAATTTGTAAAATACTAGATAATATTCTTATTCCATTGGAAGGTGATAAGATTATTCAAATTGGTACAACTGTTCATTTATACGGTTCTGATAATATTATTTATAAGAATATAGTATCTCTTGATTCTTGTGATGATATAGATGGATGTGTTGTTATTTCTTGTAAAAATGAAAAAGAACTACTTAGTAAATGGAAAGATGTTATGAATAATCTTAATAGTGATATTATTACAGGATATAATATATTTGGCTTTGATATGCCTTATATTTGGGATAGAGCTAAAGAGCTAAATATTATCGAAGATTTTAGTATTGGCTTAGGAAGATTAATTACTCGTAAAAACAGCCTCGTTGAACAACAATTATCATCTTCAGCAATGGGTGATAATATATTAAGATATATTGATTACGATGGTATTGTATTAATAGATTTATTGAAAGTTATGCAAAGAGAACAAAAACTTGATAGTTATAAATTAGATAATGTAGCATCAATATTCCTGGGTGATAAAAAGAATGATTTGAAGCCACAAGAAATATTCAGTAAGTTTAAGGGAAATAGTGCTGATCGTTGTGAAATTGCGAAATATTGTATTCAAGATTGTTGTCTCATCAATAGACTTATCCATAAACTTAAAATTATTGAAAATAATATTGGTATGGGAAATGTATGTTTGGTTCCTCTAAACTTTCTATTTAGACGTGGACAAGGTATTAAAATATTTTCATTGATTGCGAAGCAATGTATGGAACACGATACATTGATTCCTGTTATTAAATCATTTACGGATAATGCAATTGAAGAGGATGAAGGATATGAAGGTGCAGTAGTTCTTGATCCCAAACAAGGTATTTATTTAAATGAACCGATTGTAGTGTTTGATTATGGTTCTCTATATCCTTCATCTATGATTGCAAGAAATCTGTCTCATGATTGTTATTTGATGGATGAAAAGTATCGTGTTGAAGACCCAAATATTGAATATAAAGACGTTTCATATGATCTATATGAAGGTAAAGGTGATAAAAAGAAGAAGATAGGTGAAAAGGTATGTACATTTGCACAATATAAAGATGGAAAAAAAGGTATCATAGCAGATATTCTGGATATTCTTCTTAAAAAGCGTAAAAATACTCGTAAAAAAATAGAATATAAAACAATTGTTGATAAATCAGGAAATATATTTTCTGGATTATGTAGTGATAATTGTGATACTTATGAATTATTAGATGTTGATACAGAAAATAAAATAGTAATTAGTAAAAATGATGTAGACAGTATTTCAGAAACATATAATATATTTGAACAAGATGTATTTGATGCTTTACAACAAGCTTATAAAATAACAGCAAACTCTCTCTATGGTCAAATAGGTGCGAGGACATCATCTATTTATCTTAAAGAAATAGCAGCATGTACAACAGCAACTGGTAGAGAAATGATTATGATAGCTAAAAAGTTTGTTGAAGATAATTATGAAGCTGATGTTATATATGGTGATACAGATTCTATATTCTGTAAATTTCCTTTGAAAGATAATGATGGTAATATAGTTCAAGGTAAAGATGCATTACCTTTTGCTATTGAAATTGGTAAAAAGGTAGAAAAAGAAATCGCGAAAATTATGCCAAAACCACAAAAACTAAATTATGAGAAATCACTATATCCGTTTATCTTATTTAGTAAAAAGAGATATGTAGGTAATCTATATGAGTTTGATGTAAATAAGTTTAAACAAAAATCAATGGGTATTGTATTAAAGCGAAGAGATAATGCTCAAATTGTTAAGAAAATATATGGTGGAGTTATTGATATAATATTGCAAAAACAAGATTTACATGAATCAATTGAATTTCTAAAAGATGAATTATCTGATTTAGTTCAAGGAAAAGCACCAATTAATGATTTAGTAATTACAAAAAATCTAAAAGCATCTTACAAGGACCCTTCAAAAATAGCACATAAAGTTCTGGCTGATAGAATTGGAGCAAGAGATCCTGGTAATCGCCCAGTTGTAAATGAAAGAATCCCTTATGTTTATATTAAAACAAATAGCACATCTGGATTGCAAGGCGATAAAATTGAAAATCCCGAGTTTATTGTTGAAAATAAATTAATACCAGACTATTTACATTATATTACAAATCAAATTATGAAACCTCTACTACAATTGTATGCTCTTTGCATAGATGAATTGCCAGGTTATGAAAAAGATGATAAATATTGGGAAGAAATAGATAAGAATTTACAGATTAAACCAATATATCAAGACGAAATTAAAAGATATAATCGTATTGATAATTTAAAACTACAAATGGTAAAAGCATTGCTATTTGATAGTTATATTGAATTATTATCGGAGCCTAAGAAACCTCGTGCAAAAAAGATTAAAGAAATAAAGGATACAGAAGGTAATATTATTATAGATACTAAACCTGTAAAAGTTAAATCTTCGAAGATAGATATTACAATACCAGAGGGTGTTGCAAAAATAGATATTAAAATAACAAAAAATCAAAAATCTGGTAAAATCATAGCATCAGCCAGTATAATAGATAATAAGACTAAAATATGGGATTATCATAATGACGAATGTATAAATAAAGAAAGTGAAACAATTAAAATCATAAGTGAAATTATGAAATTAAATAGTGAGAAAATATATATTATATCTCTTAATAATAAGCCTTTTGTGAACGATTATAATGAAGCGCTATTATGTTATATAGAATTAATGAAAAAACAAGATAGTAATACAATGGTAAATATATTTGAAACACAAAATCTGGGTGCTTTAAAATTGGTTAATAAAATTCGTAAATATTCGGATATTATTCTAAACTATAAATCATTCTCATTTGTCATTAAATAGATATTTAATAATACAATTTGCCTTTTCTTTACCAATACCTTCTATTTTACATAATTCTTTATTTTTATTATCCGAATCTTTAAATGATTCAATAAAGGAAATCATATTTGGATAACTTTTTGCAATATTTTTGGAGATAACATTGGATATATATGGTATTTGGGATAATTGCATAATATAGCAAGTAAGCTCATCAATATTTTCTATTTTTTTCTTTTTCAATTTAATACAACTTGTATAATCTGTTGTTATTTCATTATTATTAAAATATTGTGGATTATCTAATATTTTTGTAGCAATTGTTAAAATAAATGTTGCTGTTTCGTTTATATTTTTTGTATATAATACTCTGATATTATCTCTAAACATTGTATGTAAATATGCTCCTTGTAACATTCGTGATTTATTATATGTTTTTGAAGACAATATATCATCACCTTCAATTATATAAGATATCTGTTTTTGTGAATAATTAGCCAACATACGTGCTTTCTGTTCTTTATATCTTCCGTCTTGTATTGATGATTGTAAATCATTTGTAGTTTTTCTTTCAAAAATATAAAAAATATCATTATAAATAATATGTATATCACCCAGCTGAATGTTTTCTTTAATAATTTCTATTTTATCATTATAAGAATCCAGATCGCGAGAAATTATATCATCATACAATTTATGTTCTCTTGCATCAATTATAATAATTAGTTTATTGGACATATAATTTATTTATTAACTCTTTTTTATATAATATATAAAAAATTGATTATTTGCTATTTTTTTAATAATAATAACAAAAATGACAACACTTTCCGTACCCCAATATTTTATCTGTCCTATTACTCATAATATTATGAACGAACCATATGTTGACAATGAAGGTAATTCTTATGAGGAAATTGCTATTAAGCAATGGTTGACAAATAATAATACTTCCCCAATTACAAGGTCACCTTTGACAATTAATAATTTAATGCCAAATCGTTCTTTAAAAGAAGCTATTGTAGCATATTTGAACCCATGTAATGTTAGTAATGTTAACCCAGATAATTTTATTATTAATTCTAACTTTAATATCGAGAATAATCCAATTCAATTGAAAGAAAATTGTAAAAATAATATTCTACGTGTATCTGTTAAACCAATTAATGGAAAAGTAGAAGTTCCTAATGAATTGGTTGTTGTAATTGATGTATCTGGATCAATGAATTCACCTGCGTATATTGAACAAGATAAAAGACAAGTTGATGTGGGATTTACAATTCTTGATATTACCAAATATGCCATTAAAACTATTATTGAATCACTAAATAATAATGATAGAATTTCAATTATTACATTTTCTGATGTAGCAAAGGTTGTATGTGGAATGACAAATATTACAAAATCCAATAAGACATATCTCAAAACACTTATTAGTAATCTTAATACGGAAGGTTGTACAAATGTATGGGCAGGTTTAAATATGGGTCTTAAACAATTTTCAAATGATGCAACTATTTGTAATAAATCTTTAATGTTTATGACTGATGGTATTCCAAGTTCTCACTTGCTACCACCAAGAGGTATTATTGAAAGTCTTGAAAAAAGTATTAATAATATTACTATTAAACCTTCAATTTATACATTTGGATTTGGATATTCTTTGGATACTAAACTTCTATCTGATATTGCGAATATCGGCAATGGTACATTTTCATTTATCCCGGATTCAGGATTTGTTGGTACAATTATTATTCATGCAATGGCAAATATCAAGACTGCTTGTGGTACAAATGCAATTTTAAAAATTACAACAAATGATAAAATTAAAAAGATTATTGGATATGAAAACTCACAAAGAATTAAACTAAACACTATTAATTATGGGCAAAATAAGGATATTGTAATTGAATTTGAGAATAAATCCGACCAATATAATTATGATATAGAGTTAGAATATAATTCTTATTCAAATGAAATTGTTAATATTAAATCGGAAAATGATTTATATGAAGATTGTGACCTTATTATTATGAGACTTGAATTTGTTGAACTATTGAATAAAATTATTAAAACGATGTCTGATAATAATACATCATTAAGCTATATCAATGAGTTCCTTGCCAAATACAGAAACGATAGTTTAATTATCAATGATTTAAAAGAACAAGTAAAAATGGCTATTTCAACAGATGTCATTTATAATAAATGGGGTAAAAATTACATTTATTCTCTTATGTATGCTCATAAAGAGCAAAAATGTAATAATTTTAAAGACAAAAGTGTATCATTATATGGTGGAACACTATTTGGAGAGTTAGTAGATAAGATTGATGAGATTTATGCAAATATGGAAGGACCTAATCCATCAAATATTGTTAGAAATTGTGATAATTCTGTTCGCGGAGGAGTTGCGACAACAAAGGGATTGACAAGGGGTAGTGTGGATTTTAAACAAAGTTTTCATAACGCCAGTGGTGGTTGCTTCCATGAAAATAGTAATGTATCTATTTATCTTAATAATATCAAGAAATGTAAAGACGTTATGAAAGATGATTTGGTAATGACATCTAACAATACGTATTCCAAAGTTATCTGTGTTACTAAAATTAAATGTGAAAATAATAAATGTGATATGGTGAAGATTAATGATAGTTTAACAATCACACCATATCATCCAATTAAAAATATGGAATGGGTATTCCCAAATACTCTCAATGAAAAAACTATTGTAGATTGTGATTATATGTATAACTTTGTTCTTGAAAAGGACCATACTATTATTATTGGTAATACTATTTGCTCTACATTAGGTCATGGAATTGTAGATAATGATGTAATCAATCATGATTATTATGGCACATATAAAGTAATTAATGACCTCAAAAGTTTTAGTAGCTTTAATAAAGGCGTAGTTACATTTAGTCCTAATTGTATTATTAGAGATAATAAAAATAATGTTATCGCATTCGATGTAAAATGTGTATGCTAATAATCAATAATATTATAAAAATTATGCAAACATATATTAATTCTTTTTTATTTTCATTTGAGAAACATTCTATGTTTTCAAGGATATCATTATCTAATATACGTAAACCATTTTCGCAAAAAGCATCTTCTATTGGTTTACTTCCTCCTCCACCCATTTCTACATATATATGTTTTTATTATTTTGAGAATTTTTTTTTTTATATAGTATATCATATAAATCTTTTAGTTTATCTTCAATTTTTTGGTTTCTATTGCTAAATAAAAATTGCATTAATGTAGATGGTTCTATATCGTATTTTTTGATATTATTCCACAATTCTTCAAAAATTGTATCATTATCAAAAAATGCATTAAACATATTTTTAGCTTGATATTTATCTAGATATGTTAATTCAATATTAATATCAATTCTACCTGAGCGTAATAATGCACTATCTAATTTATCAGGATAATTTGTTGTTAATATAATTATTAATCCTTCTGGATTATTAAATCCATCAAGGCAATTTAACATACCATTCATAGTTATCTTATTTTTAACACAATCACCGTCTTTTCTATCAGTAAAAATACAATCAATATCTTCGATAACTAATATTGATGTTTTTTCGGTATTAGATGCAGATGAAATAGCAAGAATCATATCATTTTCAGTTAACTCACCATTAATATTTAAATTACATATACATGCGTCACATGAAGAAGCAATAGCATGTATTAATGATGTTTTACCAACACCAGGTTTTCCATTTAATAATATATTAATTTTATAAGGTATCCCATGTTTAATATAATCAGGATATGATTCTTTTTTAATAAATGATAATATAGGTTCTTTGATTTTTTCAGGTTGACCTTCCTTTAAAAATAAACTATCAAAGCTTCTTTTGGGTATAGCACTATCAAAAATCCAATCAATATATGAAAATCGTTTTTTTTCAATTTTATTTGAAAAGTTTTTTTTAAAAAAATCTTTATATTCCTTATCTTTGATACTTATTGCATTTTCAGCAAACTTAAATATATTCTCTTTATTTACACTACTTAATATTAGTCGTTTAATAGTAAAAAAATCATGTTTATAATTAATTTTTGCTATTTCATTATTATCTAATATATAATCATCAATACATATATCAATATCATCTATGATATATTTGCCATTTTTTGGTATTATTTTATGTAAATAAATATTATTACTTTTTTTATTATTGAAATCTTTATTTTCTATTTTTTTAATATTATCAATGCATTGTCCGTCAATATCTTTTAATTTATCATTAATATAACATAATATGGTACGTGTATCTTCGTGATTAGAATAATATGTTATTGATATTACTTCATTATCAATAATCATGTCCATTTGTGTTAATTAATATATTGTTATTTTTATCTGTTATATAATATTTATCATTAATCATTACTTCCTTAAATAAGTAAAAGTTAAGGTTATTTTGAGTAAATTTTTGAAAAATCTTAGATGGTTGCATTTGGGTATATAAATATTTAACATTGTAACCATAATCTGTTGGATTAATATTATTAAGAATATTATTAATTAAATATATAAAAATATTATTGTTGGGCCTTGTCATAATAAAACCGTTATTAATTTCTCCACAGATATCATTAACATGTTCTCCCTCTGATGTAATCATATCAGAGTAATCAGATAATCTAATAATATCATCAAATGATTTATGAAATTGTAAATCAATATCTATATATATACCACCTTCTTTAAGTAAGTAACAATATCTAAAAAGATCACATCGGTGAGCTAATTTAACAATTTCATTATATTTAGATACAACAAGTTTTGCAAAATTATTTGTAAGATATTCAATACAATCTTTTTCATTAAAAAAAATATACTTGTAGCCTGGATTTAATTTCATTACATTATTTTTAATATACTCTGATACATTGCCTTGAAGCCACACCTGACATATATTTTTTGGAATACCCTCATTATTATTATGATTTTTAATATAATTTTCCAGAAGTATATCAATCATAATACATTTATGTTCAATATCATTTGTATTTAATTCATGCCAAAATTTATGGTAGATTGTCATACCTTTTTTTAAATAACTTGCACATGTTGACAAACTAGATTTACTTGCAATTAATATGTCGCAATTAATCATTCTATCAAATGTCAATAATAATTCTTCGTTAATATATTTTTGTAATTTTGGCAATACATCAAACTCATGTATCTTATGTTTATCTTTACTTATTATAACTGAATCAGAAATACGATTATTTATACCAGGATGTTTTCCGGTAACAACTATATCAGAATCTGGTAATTCTGTATAAAGTTCTATGATATATTCAATATTTAATCTTTTACATATACTAATAACTTTAATAGCATTATCAATATAATATTGGTTAGGTAACATCCGATCACTATCAACTACATATAACTCTCCTCTTCTTACATGTAATCCAATTGTTAATTTAGAATTTTTATTAATCAGTGTTTTATATAAATTTTTACATGGTAGATATATATTTTGTACATGATCTGTTATATTATAAGGATATCTAATTCTTACTAGAATATCTGTATTTTTTGCTTTTTCTTTTAGATTCAATAATACTTCATCTGTTATTGAAATTAATTCAATAATATCTGAAAACTCTAAACTTTTGTTAATAATATTTATACGTTTATTGCATTCTTTAATAAAATAATTAGAATTAGCATTATTTTCAAGGGCTTTTAAACCCTGATACTCTATATCTTCCATTTTTGTATGATAGTATTCAACATTATATTTCTTACATAAGCTATATATTCCTAATATTCTTTGATATTGGGCACCAAATCCGTCGTTATGACCAGTATAGTATGTCAGATAAAGCATTATATATTTATTAATATAATTATAATATTTATATATAAAAAAATGATATATAATTATAAAAAATATACATAAATATATGAATGAAAAGCTTAATAATTGTTGAAAGTTTCACAAAAACAAAAACAATTAAAAAATATATAAACGACGATAGTTATAGTATAACTTTTTCAGGTGGACATATTTATAATTTACCAAAAGATACATTGGGGTTTGATACGGATACATGGAAAATAGAATATATTAAAACCAATCCTAAGATTATAAGTAATATTCGCGAACAAGTAAGAAAAGCAGATATTATTTATCTAGCAGCTGACCCAGATTTAGAAGGAGAAGCAATTGCTCATAATGTTAAACACGCAATTAAAGATCTTATTAAAGATAAAAAATGTTATAGAATTACATTTAATGAAATTACACCCGAAGCTGTTAAGTATGCAATAAATAACCCTAGAAATATTGATATGGATACTGTAAATGCACAAGAAACAAGAAGAATAGTAGATAGATTAATTGGATATAAAGTATCACCAGTATTGTGGTCTAAATTTAATAAAAATTATTTAAGTGCAGGTAGAGTTCAAATAGCTGGATTAATAATATGCATAAATCAGAGAAATCTAATTAATTCAAAGGAAATTAACAAATATTGGAAAATAGATGCTAAATTTTTAATTGATAAAACTTCAAAGAAAAATAATATTGTTGGTACTCTACAACAAAATAATATTGATTACAAGTCTTATGATATAAATGATGTGAAATGTATTATTAATAACTTAGAAATAAAATCTAAATGGAACTTGTCATATGATATTAAAACTAGGAATGTTTTTCCACAACCCCCATATACAACAACAAGTATGCAGCAAGATAGTTATAACAAGTATAAATTTAGTGCAAAATATACAATGAAAATAGCACAAAATTTATATGAGAATGGGATGATAACTTATTTGCGTACAGATTCAACAAATATATCAGAAGATGCAAAAATGAAATTACTTAGATATATTAAGAATACATATACCGAAAATTATGCTAAATATAGAACATTTAAAACAAAGGTAAGTAATGCACAAGAGGCACATGAAGCAATTCGTATTACGAATCCCAATTTAGAGATATGTAATTTTGAAGGATGTAATAGTTGTCATAATAAACTATATGATATGATAAGAAAACGAACACTGGCTTCCTTAATGTCAGATGCAGAATATTCTGATATTGTTATTCAAATTAATAATGATACACATATATTTAAATCAGTTAAAAGCTATATGACATTTGATGGCTTTAATATTGTATATAACAATAAAATTGAATCATATAATGAATTCTTAAAAATATTTAAGTCTTATTGTTATTTATATGAAATTAATTCAACAGGAAATATTGATGATATACCATCGATGTATAATGAAGTTCAATTAATTAAACAATTGGAAAAACAAGGTATAGGTAGACCATCTACTTATGCTACTATAATTGATAAATTAATTGAAAAGAAATATGTTGAATTAGGGCAAAATCCACAACAAGATTATAGTTTAGAGATTTTGCAAAAAAAAAATAAGGAAATCATAATTAATAATAAAATTATTAATCTTGGTGGTAAACAAAGGGATTTGTTAATTCCAACAGAAATAGGGAATGATGTAATTAAATATATATATGAAATAATGCCATATTTGTGTGATTTAAAGTTCACATCAAATATGGAAAATGATCTTGATGATATAATAAATGCTAAAAATAGTAAAAATGTTATATTAAAATGTTTATATACAAAAATATCAGGTTCTTTAAATAATTTAATTTTAGAACCTGTTAAAAAACAAGTTCACGAATATAAAACAGGAATTATTTCAACAAGATATGGATATTGTTATTATAATAAGGAAAAGAATTCTTATACAAATATAGAATCTTATTTAAAATGGAAAAAAATAAAGGCTGAACAACTAAAAGGTAATGAAATAAGTTTTCTATCGTCTTTGCCCAAAAAAGTTAAATATAACGACAATGATTATTATCTTAATATTGGTAAATTTGGACTATATTTAAAAGATCTAAATAATAATAATATTAAATTAGAAAAAAAATTATGGAATAATTATATTGCTTAGTCATATGGTGACAATCCTTTCTTTCCATTATTGTACCAAGATTTTATATATTTATTACTAAAATCAGGATGTTCTATGTTATTGTGATAATCCATATCAATACAATTTGGAATATTTTTTTTACATTTAGAACAATACCATGTCTTTGATTCTTCGTACATTTATTATATATATTTATTTTTTTTCTTTAAGTATTTTACTTAAATTTTTATTTAAATAATGAAGTTCGTATGCGATATTTGACATTGATGTTGCAACACTTACTCCATTTTCATCCATGAAAAAATTATTAAATAGGTTATATAGATTTTCGTCTTCCATATTATCATCGTCATCAGATTCATCATCATCATTATCATCATCATCTTCATTATCATCATCATCTTCATCAATTTCTACGTCATCGTCATCTTCATCGTCATCGTCATCAGAGTCAGAGTCGCTAGTATTAGTTGTATCATCATCATTGATATCCTTATTTAAGGCAATATCTTCATCATTAACCTTTTCGTCAGTTTCTTTTACGACACATTTTACCTTTTTCTTTTTTTTAGGGACATTCATTTCGTCCAATTTACTCATACTGTTAATAAATGACATAAAGTCCACAGTATCAAGTTTATCTTTTCCCATTGTTTATGAATATAATATTCGCAATAGTTCTTATATCTTTTTTTTTAATATTAATTATTAAGAGAATAACATAAAAATGTATGAGATATATCTATATGTAATAGGCTTTATAATTGGCATATTTTTATTAATGTCATTATTAAATTTTAATTTTACTAAATATAATGAGAAGGAAGAAGGATATAGTTTAGAAGATGTTGAAGAAGACGATAATATTGATAAAGCTTTTATAATTGAAGGATTTGAAGATAATGTTCAAGAATACGATAACGAAGATGAAAAAAATTATATTAATTGTAATGTAAATATAATAAATAATTTTAAAATAGATAGACTATTAAAAAAACATTATTTGGTTATATTAATTTCTTCATATAATAAGGATAATTATGATAAAGATAAAAAAATATGGTATTTGGATAATAAAAATTCCATACATAGCACAAATGGTGATGTTAAGTTAGATAAAAATCCCGAATATATAATTTTTCCTTTAAAACCAGAAATAGGGGGGTTTAATATTAGTAATTCTAAAATAGAAATAAAACCCAATTATATCAAAGATGAATTGGGAACAAAATGGAAATATAATGAAAATGTTCCAAATGATTTCTTAGAAATTGAAAATGACGAGTCAAATAAATATAAAAAGTTACAGACTTCTATTTCATCAGGTAATATGAAATTTACAAAAAAAGAAGTTAAGGCATTTCCTAAAATATTACATAATAATTATATGAAAATAGATAATAAAAAATACATACCAATTATTGATAATTTAGATATATTGACAAATATATCATTTTTGTTCACAATTAAATTGAATAGTATTGATGGTAATATGGGTCAATTATTATTCTTAGGCAATTCTAATAATGGCAATTTAATATCGATAAATATTATTAATTCGAATAATATAAATGTCAACAAAATTGATGATAAATGTAAAGAAGATGATAATTGTAAAAAAATAATAGAAAATATACAAAAAAGTATTAATATGCATAATAATTATTATAAAAATAATAATATTTCAAATAATGAATTTCAAAAATACTTGTCCAATAAATGTGAAGATGAAGGAGAATATGTTATTAACAAAAATATGTGTGAATATATTAAAAAAACGTATAATGATGAAATTGTTTACTATAACCAACTATATGTTAAAAGAAAATATACTATACAAATAAAAATAAATACGTATACGTATAATATTTATGATATTAGTGAGGATATTTTTAATAATGAACACACTTTTATAGCATTATTAATTGACGATAATGATATTATATTTTATATTAACGAAATGAAAACTTCATTTAAAAAGAAAGATGATGAGGTATTGAGACCATCATATCCATATGTAATAAATAATGATAAGAATTGTGATATAGTATTATATAGTTTTGCTATATTCAATAATACAATATGTGAAGCGGATATAAATGCATATAAATTATATAATAATTATTATTTATATGGTATAGATAATTAATATATAAAAATACTGTTATATTAATTAATAAATATGTTAAAAGCAGCAATATATATATTAACTCAAAATAATACTGAAAGAAAGGTATATCTAAAAACAAGCTTATATTTTTTATTTAAAAATTTCAATGCCAAATATAAATATCCTATTATTATTTTACATGAAGGTGATTATGATAATGAATCGCAAAAAGAAATAATATTAAGTATACGCGGTGACTGTCAAAGTCTTATAAAATTCCAAGAATTAGATAGTGAGGATTTTAAGGTACCTAATCATATTGATAATAATAAATTAAAAAGATGTATTGATATAAAACCTGTTCCTTATTGGAGAAACATAAAATATAGAATCATGTGTAATTTTTGGGTAAAACATTTTTTCAAATATTGCAAAGAATATGATTATGTTATGAGATTAGATGATGACAGTATAATAGAAGAACCCATAAACCAAGATATTTTTAATTTGATGAAAGAAAGGGATTTGAATTATATGTCAAATATAGTGCATATAGATTGCAGTATATGTAATTATGGGATGAAAGAGTTTTTTGAAACTCTTTATCCAAATAAAAAAGAAAAACTAAAAGAATTGTTTATGGAACATAAATTGGATAACAATAGTAAGTACTTTAATAAATTTAAAGAATTATATGAAAATATACATGGTGAAGAATATAAAAAAGATACAGTTGATATGAATATGCCATTAATGTATTATAATAATTTTTGTGTTACAAAACCCAGTATATGGAATACCAAAGAAATCAAAAATATTGTGAATGAAATTGATAAAAAGGGGTATATATTTTATTATAGATGGGGTGATGCACCATTACATACATTAATTATGACATTATATGATAATAAAAAACTCGCGAAATTATCATTTAAATACAGTAAACGTTTACAACGCGAAGCTTTTAAAGATGATGATGGTAATTTACATAGTTTTATGCCATCATCTTATGATAATAGTAGCTGTATAAGCAAAAAACATTTATCTTAAATATTTGATAATAAACTCCATTTGCTTATAATCAACATCTCTGTTTTTTACCATAATACCAAAACATTTATTTCTATAAAATATTATATCTCTATTTTTGATATCTTTTATAAAATTATTGATAGACTGTTCATCCTTATTGAAAAATGGAACCTCATAAAAATGCTTTGAATTAACTTGCGATGGTTCAATATTTTTATATTCGCGAATAAATACTCCAAGTGATACATCGTCTATAATATCTCGCCTTATAATATTATCATTATTAATAATATCATTTATAGCTTCTTTTGTAAATATTATTGATGTTCCTGATGCAAATATTGTTCCATACCATTTAGAATCATTAATACCTCCACCATTCCATTGTAAATTAACCAATTTACCCGAACCATAATAATTAATTGGATTTATGCTCAAATAGTTTATTAATTTATTAAAATCTATTATTGTGCTAATATTACTTCTAATAAGATAATCATATTGGATATTATTTAAATATTTAAACGCCAATAATGTTTTGTCTAAAATACCAGGGATAGATGTTTCTTTTCCATTAATAAATAACATATCGTCTTGGATGTAGTAATCCTTATTATATACTTTATTAACTTTTTCGTTATATTTAACAAAATATGTAGAAACGTTTTTATTAAATTTTTTATAATAATTACTTAATAATTTTTGCATATTTTCATAAGTATTATCATTTATATTTTCTGTGTGTTTTGAGTTAGAATATATAATTATATGTAAAATCTTCATTATAATTATATTAATTGCGAGTAATATATTTATATATTATCGATTTCGATATTATATTCACTATTATCACTATTATCACTATTATCACTATCATTAATATTTAAGAATCTAAGACTGCTTATTTCATTGTCGCTCATATCAGAACCAGATTCATTGAAATTAATGTAAGTTTCTTTATTATTTGAAGTTGTATTAGTGGTATTATAATATTCATTTTTTAATATATTTGAAAAATTAAGACTATTTAATATATCAGAATATTTATCAGATGATATTTTGTGAACGATATCCACTTTATTTGATTGATATTCGCGTTTTGATATAACGACGATATCCCCTTTATCAATTAATACACGTTTATTGAATTTGCGCATATTCCCACGAATAATACCTATAACCTCTTCTCCGCTATTACAAATTAAATTTACGCGACAATTTCCCAATATTTTTTTAACAAGACCGTATTCTTCGCATTCAAAATTTATATCATAGTTAGAGTTTTTACTGGTATTAAATTTTTTTTTATTTTTTCTGATTGATGTTTGATACATATTAATTATAATATATAGATCTTGCTTTATATATTTATAGTGATATATAAGAATATTAAATATATATTTAATATAAATGGACGATAGCGATATATCTGAACCTAAATTTTTAAATGATACATGGTCATTATACTTCCATGATCCTTATGATATTGAATGGGATAATAAAAGTTACAAAATGATAGGACAGATATCAACAGTAGATGATTATATAAATTATTTTAAGTCGTTTAGTGATTTATTTAAAAAAGGTATGTTTTTTATAATGAGATTAGATATTATGCCCCAATATGAAGATGAGCTTAATATAAAAGGAGGGTGCTTTTCTTTTAAAATTTTCCCTGAGGATATGGAAAAAAGATTTTTTAGTTTATGTGCAAACACATTGGGTGAGACTATTGGTAAAAAAGATGAATATATAAATAATATAAATGGTATTTCAATCAGTCCAAAGAAGTTTTATTACATTGCGCGAATATGGATACGTGATAATAAATATGCAAAAAAAGATTTATATAATTTTGATATTCCTAAATATTCTTCTTTAATGTATAAAAATCATATATAAGATTATCATATTAATTATTTTTATAAGATGTTATATTCTTTACTTTATAAATTATACAGTATTTTTAAAACTTTTTTCATTTATGTTACAATGCCTATAAGGCTATTCTTAATATATTTCGTATTTCTTATTGGTGTATATATACTACATTCTCTTAATAAAATAGGCGATATTACATTTTGTGTATTGGCCATGGGAAAAATAATGTTATATATTTTATCTATGCATGTAAAAATATCTGATGAAGATTATATTAAATATATGAATTATTTATATAGTGATGAAAAATATCTTTGTGTATTTACTCACACTACATTAGTTGATGCAATTGTAATATTTGGTACATTACCGCGTACTGGACCAGTTATGAATAAACAAGCTGAACTTAATTATATATTATATGACGATAGCATTAGCGATAAGTTGGGTGGTATTTTATTAGATAGGTCTAAAATGGGAGGTACAACAATGGTAATTAAAGATAGAGTAGATAATAGGAAATGTGGCAATTCGCCATTATTTATAGCTCCTTGTTTAGGTAAACCTCCTGAAAATCCTGGGAATATATCAGAATTCAAAAGCAAAGGGGCATTTGTAAATAAAACTAAAATATTACCAATAATAATTAAATATCAAGATGAAACACTTAATTATAATGAAGATTATGGGGAATCGATGATTCATAGTTATCTAAAAGTATTTTTAGTAGAAAACTATAAAATTATAATTAAAATTGGTGATATGATAGATCCAGATGAAAAAGAGTCTATTGAAGAGTATAGAGATAGGGTATATGATATTATGAATAATGATTATAAAAATATATAAAAAAATGTTTAACCAAAAATTATATATTATGGTTAATATATTATATCTTTCTTTAATACCTTTTAAAATTATATTTTTTGTGATCTTATTAATATTTGGTATTTTTATTTTAAAAAATACAAATGGTGATGGAAATGTAACAACATTGATAATTATATTCTTTAAGTTTATTGTTCAATTTCTAATGTCATATGATATTGATATTTCAATTGAAGATTATAATAAATATATGAGATATTTATATAGTGATGAAAAGTTTATATGCATATTTAATCATATTTCCTCATTAGATGGGTTTCTTTTATTGAGTACATTTCCAAAAATGGGAATTGTATTAAATAAACAGAAGGTTTTTGATTACATTGGGTATGATGACGAGTCTAATAGTAAATCAGGGAGTATATTTGTGAATGAATATAAGAAGAGTAATGTAACAACTAAAATTAAAGAAACTATATATAACAGAAAAAAAGGTCAATCTATATTATTCATATCTCCTACATATGCATTGCCTGATACAGAGGATAATATTAGTAAATTTATTAAAAAAGGTGCTTTTGTAAATAAAAGTAAAATATTGCCAATAATAATTAAATATGAAGATTTTTCCATAATATATAATTGTGAACATGAAAATGTTTTAGCAAGTATTTTCAAATTATTTTTATTTGAAAATTATAAAATTAAAATTAAGATAGGTGATATGATTGATCCTGATGAAAATGAAAGCATTGAACAATATAAAGAAAGAGTATATGATATAATGAATGAACAATATAAAGAGATATAATATTATAATTAATAATGAAGGACGTAGGAATTATATTTGCATCTACTACAAATGGTGGAATTGGGTATCAAAATACATTACCATGGGATATACCTGATGAATTAAAACATTTTAGAAAGATTACGACAACTGTTAATAACAATACTAAGAGAAACTGTATTATAATGGGAAAAAATACGTGGTATTCTATACCTAACACGCCATTAAAAAAAAGGGTTAATATTATTATAACACATAAAGATTATAATAAATTAAAAAACGAAATTGACAACGGGAATGATATAATAGTTGTTGATTGTATTGAAAAAGCAATTAATCATTTAAATAGAAATGATGATATAGAATCAGGTTTTATTATAGGTGGCGCTTTGCTATATAATGAATGTCTTGAAAAGTATTTAGATAAAATTAAGCATATCTATATGACACTTATATTTGATAAAAAATATGAGTGTGATAAATTTATTGATATGCGCTTAATATATGATAATTTCAGTATTGAAAAAAAGGATATTGTTGTAACTGATAAATATTTATCAATGAAATGTGTAAATAAAAATTACCTCACAATTATAGATGAACCACCTGATTAAATAAGTAATTGACATAGTAACTGTTCTATATATATTGGTTCTTTGCATTTATTAGTTTGCGATAGCATATAGTCTATATTTTCTCCAATACTTATTATCTCTTTTTTTAAATTATTTTTATAAAGCTTATGATTTTTTTTTGCTATTTTAGGGTATTTAATATTTAATAAGTATTCTCCTTCTTCATCAACTAATTTAATAAAATCATGAATTATTTTTGATATACTAATATTATATTGACAACATTTATACGAAAGGGTCCTAATATCTTCAATATTTTTAACATTAAAGGTTTTTATAAAATCAACAAATGGTGGGTAATTGTAATTTATAAATGATTTTGTTATTAATTCTTTATTTGGCATACTTTCATTATCTGTAATAAATATACATTTAACGATATCTCTCGTTTTATTTGAAGCCAAATATTCATTTACTGACATATCTAGATAATTTATATATATATCATTTATTTCTTCAAATGTAAATAATGATATTCTAAATAAGCTATATCTACTACGTATTGGACTTTCAATTTTTGATATATGATGTGTCGTTGATATAAATGTTATGTTATTGGAAAATCTTTCTAATAATATTCGAAATTCGTAATAATGTCTATATAATAAATCAATATGTTTTAATATAATTAAATGTTTATCTAAACTAATATTTTTGGTATTAACAATATGAAGTAAAAATTTTGTTAATTTATCTATATTCTTGATATTTTCTGGATTCATTAAATCTATTTCTATAAAATCTTGATTTTCGTTATAATATATAGATTTTTCCCATATATGAGGTGTTCTATAAAAATTTTTTTTTTTGAATTTTTCAATCAATATTATATCTATAATTAAATCAATTGGAAACCCATTAGCACAATATAATAATAGGTTATTTGGTGATAATAAAATATTTATAACTATATCATTGTACATTTTTTTATTTCTTATAATTTCAGGAAATTTTTCTTGCAATTTTTCCCATGCACTTTTAATCATATAAATATTAATGTCGTTATATAATTATATAATTATTAGTTTATATGAACATTTACGGAGATTGGTTTAATAGAGATATTGAAGTAAATAATACTCCTTTCAATAACATTATAATTGATAATTTTTTAGATAATGAATATTATTATAAAATTGTGAATAGTTTACCAAATAATATTACTGATGATTTTTGGACATATTATAATCCTATCGAAGTAAAATATGTATTAGATAAAAAAGATAAAATTGGCAAAGAAATTAATAACCTAATTAGTCATTTATCAGATGATACTTTTGTTAATAAATTACGTCATATTTTTAATATTAATGATATTGAAGTAGATGATACATTACATGGATCGGGTATACATTTTCATCCTAGATATGGAAGATTAAATATGCATTTAGATTATGAAAAACATCCTATATTGGAAAATAGACAAAGACGACTTAATATCATATTTTATTTAAATAATGAATGGAAAGAAGAATGGAATGGTGCAACTGAATTATGGAATTCTGATATGTCCGAATGTGTATCTAAATGTTATCCGAGTAAAAACAAGGCTATTATATTTGAAACATCTGAGATGAGTTGGCATGGAGTGCCTGAAATTATAAAATGCCCAGAAGGAATGTATAGAAAAACTATTGCATTATATTATATATCTCCATTAAAATCCAATCCTGTTAAAAATAAATTGGGTGCTGATGAAGACGGTTATAGGAAAAAAGCTGTATTTGTTAAAAGACCACAAGACAATTATGACGAACGAATGGAAAAACTTTATAAAATTAGACCATATAGAAGAATTATAGAAAATGATATGATAGAAATCTGGCCCGAATGGAATATATATTCATAATATAAAGAATAAAATATCATTATATTTAAAATAATGTATATAGAAATTTTTGAATTAGATAGATGTAATTTATCTAATTATACACGTGAAGATATTAAGAGTATATACAAGAAAATAGCATTAGAATGCCACCCAGATAAACTTTGTAATATTAAAGATGAAAATATTAAAAATATCAAAATAGAAAAATTTAAAAACGCTAGTATTGCATATAAAAAAGCATTAGAAGATTTTGATAATTATGGAAGTTTAACAAATTATTTTAATAATTTTGAATATAATTTTGATGATATGGGTAAAGATTTTGATATATATAAAGATATGGATTGCAACTTTTGGAATGATATATATGATGATTTCTTTTCCAATAAAGATGAAATTGAAAAAACTTTTATTGGTGTGGCTAAAATGTTTTTTAATAAAGGCATTAGAAATAGAAAATATTATAATCCTTCTACATCTATAATTAAACATAGTATTGTTTTACCAATATCATATTTTGATTTAATAAATACTAAAAAAAAAAAATTACAAATTATATTAAAAGGGGTAAATGAACCATTCAATATAAGTATATTATGCAAAAAAGAGTTTCCTTGTTTGACTCGTCAGTATATCGATGACGATGGGATAGAGCACGAAATAGAAATTAAAATGATATTATCTATAAATAGCCCAGAAAAATCTAAATATAAACACTTTTTCAATAATGATGGTAAAATTGATTTAATTACAACTACGAATATTAATTTATATGAATATTTATCAGGAACAACAAAAGTTATAAATTATATTGATGGAAATTACATAAATATTGAAATACAGCCATTAAAATTAAATAAAATAATATTGGAAAATAAAGGCTTATTGGGTGGCAATATGATTGTTAACATCAATTATGTAAATATTGAAGCACTTGAATGGAATAAATTAAGCAATGAAAATAAAACTGAATTATTAAATATTTTGAAGAAGATATTTTTTTAATATTATAAAATTGATATAAGAACATATTACATTTATTATATGTAATATGTGGGTAAGGAAGTAAGTTGAATACCCTTTCTAGAATAGTTTAGTATTCTGTATAGGATACAACCAGCAATCTCTAACAATAATAATAATAATATTTCTTAGGAAAGGTTAGTATTCTGTATAGGATACAACCAGCAATCTCTAACAATAATAATAATAATATTTCTTAGGAAAGGTTAGTATTCTGTATAGGATACAACCAGCAATTCTCAAAAAGATTATATATTATATATTATATATTATATATTATATATTATATATTATATATTATATATGTTATTTTTTTATTCTAATTTATATTTAGACATAACATTAACTATTATGATGAATATAACAATACCATAATTGTATTAATTGAATATTTAGAATTATTGGAAATATATTTTAATAAAAGTTATAATAAAGCAAAATATTAACAAATGTTATTTTTGCAATATTCAATGAGTTTTAATTTATAATATTTATATACAATATCATTAAGTCTTTTCCTCACTTTTTCTTTATGTATTCTACGAATTCTAATAAATATTCCTGGCATATTTAATATATTTAATATATATATTATTAATCAATTTTTTATTTTATATATATCTATAATAAAACTATGTACTTTATGACTATGAGTTATCATGTATAAAAATATGGTACTCAATTAAAATACTATATTATAGTTATTTAAAATTATATCTTTCGCGATTGCGGAGATAAATAATTTTTTCATTTCTTTTATTTACAATTTTATTGTAATCTTTTTGTAACACATTTGGTTCAATTTTGTTATTTTTTTCTTCGTTAGAATTATCGTAATTATGTTTTTTAATTGTTTTTTTATGTTCAATTATCATTTTATCAGTAATGATGGGACAACTCATACATCTCAATAATATAACTTTATCACAATAACATTTGCTAATCAGAATAGAGACGATGATGTTTTTAATTACTTTCTTCAACATAATATAATATAATATTTAATAGATTATAAATATGTCAATTTTTACAATGATTAGGTATATTTTTTAATTTTCTATATTCCTCTATCTTCATTGTACCCATTTTTAAATTACAATTCTTACAAACTGGCATCATATTATCATATGTAGCTTTACCACCAAGTGCATGGGCTATTATATGTCCACATTCCATTTTATTGAAATATAGTTCTTCATTACAAGTATAGCAAATACCATTATCACATTGATTGGTAGTTACTTTTTTCCAAATTTGTATCTTTAATTCATTTGTTATTTTAACTCTTTTTTTATTTTTATCTATATCTCGCAAAAAATCATTACATATATCTTTGATTTTTTTATCATTAATCAAAGCATATATTGTCAAATCTAACCATTCAAAATTACCAAATATAGAAAGATAACATGTTGGACAATTTCTATTTAATGCTTTTTTTTTACAACTATTGAATTTATTATTATCTATTTGATTTATTTGATTATCTGCAATTGTATACATATAGTTATTGATTTCAATAATTACATTGAATACATCCTTGATACTTTTATTTAATGGTGCCATTTTGTCTTTAATATTTCTTATTTTGATATTATCCAATAAACATTTATAAGATATGTTGGGACATCTTGTATTTTCTCTATCTTCGTGAATATAAATACGTGTAAATGTATTTAATAAAAGTTGGGCCAAATCTCTATCAAATTCTACTATATTTCCAATAGGTTTAATTGGTGAATTTTTATTAATTTTATTAAAATACTCATTTACTTCACTATAATTATTTACGTTATAAATTACTAATGGGACATTTATATTACTAATATCGTATCCCAATTTCTCTAAATTAGAAAATGCCATTAATCTATGTTGTCCATCTAACAAATAACCTATCTTTTCTTCTTCAATATATGCAATTGTAAAACTTTGTAACATTGAAAATGATTCATATTTATTATATTCATTAATTTGATCTTCCATCATATCTTTAATATGATTTTCATCTAATAATCTTTGTAATTCTGGTGTTTTATATTTATTTATAATATTACTTATTTTTTCCAATATTGTTACAGTCCTTTTCACCATGATAGTTATATTATTAATAACATCATACTTTTAAATGTTTTAATAGTTTTTACCGCGTTCAATATAATTTTATATGCTATAATTATAGATATATGAGTAAAATATCAAAGGAATCTATTTGTATTAGAAATTCTAGTATATGGGCTCATGTAAAACCCAATCATAAGTTTGATTCTTCTAAATTTAGTAGAGAAGAAGTTTTAAATGATTTACCTTTAATGTCTCCTAAAATACATGCTTTATTAAACAAAATTAAAGAACTTGATGCAGAAGATATGAATAATGGTGGTAAATATTACAAACATATTATATATAGTGATGTATCAGGTGTAAATGGTGCTAAAATGGTAGCATCTTGTATGATAGCGAAAGACTATCAATTGATATATAATAAGGGTAAATTTGTAAAAGATTTACCAGCTTCCGATTATACATTTGGGTTATTAACTACTTCTACTGTATATCAAAAACCTTTAACTTTTGGATTAAAAAAGAATATGATGACTATATTGAATCAACGTCCAGACAATATTGATGGTAAAAATATAAGATTTATAATATTAGATTCTGGATTTAAAGAAGGAATCGATGTATTTGATGTTAAATATATGCATATTTTAGAACCATTAACAACAAAAGCAGAAAATACACAAGTTATAGGTAGAGGTACTCGTTTTTGCGGTCAATCAGGCTTACCATTTAAACCTGGTATTGGATGGCCTCTAAATATTTATAGATATAATATTAATTATAGTGATGATATGACTGTTCATGATTTATATATCAAACATAGTAATCAAAATGTAAGTGCTTTAAATTTTGCTGCTGATATAGAAGATATAATGATTGCTGCTTCTGTTGATATGCCTTTGACTGAAAATATCCATTTATTAAATACTAAAAATAATAGATTTTATGAATCTTTAATACATTTAATCGAAAATTCAAGTTCTAAAAAAAAAAAAGTTA